TATTAAAAATGCTGAGGAAAGAATATTAAAGATAGCACAGCTTGAAGTTTTTAGAAAAAATGTAAGCGGTACTATGACTTCAGGTGATAAATTTCTTGCGGCTCCCACTGATTTTCTTGCGCCATTTAGCCTGTCAATTACAAACAGCAGTAATAAAGAATTTCTTTTATTTAAAGATGTAAATTTTATACAATCTTTTAACCCTAATAGTTCAACAACAGGGGTTCCACGTTTTTATGCTCAATTTGACATAACTAACTTTATTATAGGTCCCACTCCAAATTCTTCATATACCGTAGAATTACATTACTTTCACCGTCCTGCATCTCTTACAGCAGGTGCTGATAGTGGCACAACATGGTTGAGCACAAATGCTTATGTTGCCCTTTTATATGGCTCTTTAATTGAAGCCTATACGTTTATGAAGGGTGAGAACGATTTAATACAAAACTACACTCAAAGATTTACTGAAGCTATGTCTCGCGTTAAAAACTTTGGTGAGTCACAAGAGGTTACAGATGCGTATCGCACTGGTCTTATATTGAGAGAGAAAACATGAGTAATATGTCTTTTGGCGTTACTATGTCGAATGACTTTAAGGTAGACGTTCAAACAACTAATAACAGAGGATCAACACCTGAAGAGGTGGCGGCGCGTTGTGTAAATAAAATTATTAATGTTTCTCAAGACGCTCATCCAATGTTAAGAGAACAGGCGATAGAATATAAAAACGCTGTAGAGAAAATTATTGCTATCTATATGCGACAGGCTATCCAAAGTGACCGAACTACGGTATATAATGCAATTAAAGATGCAGGTCAGCCAAAATTGGCTGAATATATAAGGAAAATGTAAATGGCTTTTTCAGGAAACTTTCTGTGTACCTCATTTAAAAAAGAGTTAATGACAGGTACACATAATTTTACGGCAACTTCAGGTAACACTTTTAATATTGCCTTATACGATAATAATGCAAGTTTTACGGCAGCAACTACAGCTTATACCACGAGCAACGAGATAAGCGGCACAAATTATTCTGCAAAAGGTCAAGCATTAAACCCAGTTACGCCTACGACAAGTGGCACAACGGCATTAGTGGACTTTGCAGATGAAGTGTTTTCAAACGTAACTATTTCTGCGGTACGTGGAGGATTAATTTTTAATGACTCTGCATCTGGAGATCCTTCGGTTGCTGTATTAGATTTTGGTGCGGACAAAGCAGCAAGTGCAGGTGATTTTACTATCGTTTTTCCAACAGCAGACGCATCGAACGCGATTATTAGGATAGCCTAATGTCTGATGCCATCGTTGCACTTCATGGGTGGAATAGTTCTACCAGAGGGTGGAATGAGGGCGCTTGGAACTCAGAAGTTGCTCTGCCCGGTGCAACTGGCTCTGTTGGTGCAGTAACAGTAACGGGATTCGCTAATGTAAGTGTAACAGGTGTAAGCGCATCTTCTGCAATTGGCACCGCAACTGTATCAGGAGATGCAAATGCGTCTGTTACGGGTGTAAGTTCTACAGGCTTAATTGGAGAAAATTTTACTACTAACAATGGATTAAGCTCAACAGCGTCACTTGGAAGTTTTTTTACCACAAATGTTGGCTTTGAAACAACTTCAACATTAGGTAGTTTTTTTACTACAAATACTTCTTCTGCAATGTCTGGATCAGTTGGTAGTGCAACTGTTTCTTCAACATCTAATATAAGTGTGACAGGTGTTAGTGGCACGGCTGTTGTTGACTCCACTATTGTTACAACAACAGGGGACGCTAATATTTCTGTAACAGGAGTTAGCGGCACAGGTGAAATATCAAGCGTGTTAGTCTGGGCTGAAATTACACCCTCTCAAACGCCAAGTTTTTCAAATATAACTCCATCTCAAACCCCAAATTTTACAAATGTAACCCCATCACAAGATCCGTCTTGGACGGACCTTGCAGCATAGGATGAAATAAAATGGCAAGTGTATATACAAATGATCTTAGACTTGAAGAAATAGGGTCTGGTGAACAATCTGGTACGTGGGGCGATACCACGAATACCAACTTAGAACTTATTGCAGAAGCGTTTAGCTTCGGCACTGAGGCGATAACAACGAATGCGGACACGCACACAACAACAATAGCGGATGGCGCGACTGACCCCGGACGTTCAATATATTTAAAATACACAGGCACTTTAGACAGCGCTTGTACAATTACAATAGGGCCAAACACGATCAGTAAACTGTGGTTTATTGAAAACGGTACATCTGGCTCACAAAATATTATTATATCTCAAGGTTCAGGTGCTAGTATAACTATTCCACCGGGCGACACAAAAGCCATTTATTCAGATGGGGCAGGTTCTGGCGCAGCAATGGTTGATGCTTTTGCTTCTTTGAATGTAGTTGATTTAAAGGTAGAAGATGACCTTACAGTAACAGATGATACTTCAATTGGCGGCACTCTTGCCGTTACTGGCGTGGTCACTGCTAACGCTGGAGTGGTCGTAGACAACATAACCATAGATGGCACAGAGATAGACTTGTCCAGTGGCACTTTAACTATTGATGCTGCAAGTATAACACTAGATGCCTCTGACTCTATTTCCACTACAACACTAGGTACAGGCAACGTCAAACTAGGTGCTAATGCAGGTAACAGCATTGCTTCTGGTGGTAACTATAATACGGTCATAGGTGATGAAGCTGGTACTGCAATTACTACTGGTGATAATAATACTTTAATAGGTTATGTTGCAGGAGATGCAATAAGTACATCAAGTGCTAATACTGCTGTTGGATCATTTGCTATGACCAGTATGACAGATGGTGCTGACAACGTAGCAGTAGGAACAAGTGCTTTAGATATAGATACCAAAGGAAGTCACTCTGTTGCAATAGGTAGAAATGCTTTAGGCGCACAAAACTTCACTACTGCTACAGATTCAAACAATACAGCAGTTGGTTTTGAGGCAGGAAAATCAGTCACAACAGGTGTAGATAATACTCTAATAGGTGCTTTTGCAGGGGATGCCATAACTACTGGCGGCACTAATACAGCAGTTGGTAAATTTGCTTTTAGTACTAATACTGGTGCTTTTTCTAATGTGGCAATAGGACACAGAGCACTTGAGATTTTTAATGTCACAACTGCAACAAGCACTTATAATGTTGCAATAGGTGAAGATGCAGGAAGACAAGTCACAACAGGTGTAAACAACACCCTCATAGGTTCTTTAGCTGGGGATGCTCTTACTGATGCAGACAGTAATGTAGCTATAGGTAAAGGGGCATTAACATCAGATACTCTAGGTAGTGATTCAATAGCTATAGGTCAGACAGCTTTAGAAAATCAAAATTTTACTACAGCTACAAATAGTTACAACATTGCAATAGGCAGAAATGCAGGTGGTCAAGTCACAACAGGTAGACTCAACACCCTAATAGGTGCTTTTGCAGGGGATGCTCTTACAGCAGCAGACTCAAATACAGCAATAGGTTATGTAGCTTTATCATCAGATACTAGAGGTGAAAGAGCAATCGCCATTGGTGAAGGTGCTTTATTTAGTCAAAACTTTACCACAGAAACAAACAACTACAATGTAGCTATTGGTTATAATGCAGGTTATTCAGTTACAACAGCCATACGAAACACACTTATAGGTGGATTATCTGGTGATGCTCTCACTGAAGGGGCTAGAAACACTACTTTAGGTTATGGGGCTTTAAGTGGTGATACTTTAGGTTCTAGATCAATTGCAATAGGATACGAGGCTCTTGGCAGTCAAAACTTTACTACAGCTACAAATAGTGCAAATACAGCAGTTGGTTATTCAGCAGGTAATGCAGTCACAACAGGTACCATCAATACCCTTATAGGATACCAAGCAGGTGATGCACTAACCACTGGTAATAACAATGTAGCAGTTGGACATGACGCTTTAGGAGCAGAAATACAAGGTGACCAAAATGTAGCTGTTGGTGTAGGTGCATTACAATCACAAAGCAACTCTAGTGATGTAAACGCACTAAATACAGCAGTTGGGTATAATACAGGAGTATCCGTCACAACAGGTATACAAAACACACTTATTGGTGGTGCTGCTGGAGACGCACTAACTGATGCTGATAACAATACTGCTCTTGGTTATCTTGCATTAAGTGCTGAAACTAATAACAATGGTAACACCGCAATCGGTGCTGAAGCTCTTAAAGTACAAAATGCAGGTGGTGGTGGTGATGCACGAAATACAGCAGTTGGTTTCTTAGCAGGTGCAGCAGTTACATCAGGTGTACACAACACTATCATAGGTGCACTAGCAGGTGATGCACTAACTGATGCTGACGATAACGTAGCAATTGGTGCGGCTGCTTTAGGCAATGACACTTTAGGTAGTAAGTCAGTTGCTGTTGGTAGAGCTGCACTAAATACTCAAAACTTTACTACAGCAACAGATTCTTACAATACAGCAGTAGGCTATTTTACAGGACTATCAATTACAACAGGCCTACAAAATACCCTTATAGGTGGTCTAGTAGGTGATGCACTTACTACTGGTAGTTATAATACTGCACTTGGTTATGGAGCTTTAAGTGCAGATGATTTGGGTTCTCAAAGTGTGGCTATTGGTTATCATGCACTTGTAGCACAAAATTATGCTACAGCCACAACAAGTCATAATGTAGCAGTTGGATCACAAGCAGGTGCAAACATTTCAACAGGTATACAAAATGTTTTTGTAGGTTCGCTTGCAGGAGATGCTCTTTCAGCTTCTAGCTATAATACAGCAGTAGGTTATGGTGCTTTAACAGATGATACTCTAGGAAATAGAAGCACCGCTATAGGATACCTTGCGTTACACAATCAAAACTTTACTACAGCCACAACCAGTTTCAATACAGCAGTAGGTTACAATGCAGGTGGTGAAGTAACTACTGGTCAAAGTAATACTTTGATGGGAGATAGTGCAGGAGATGCTATAACCACTGGTGGTTTAAACACCATAATCGGAACATTTGCAGGTTCAGCGTGTTCGACTGTAAGTAATAACACTTTTGTTGGTGCTTTCTGTGGAGATGCAGCTACTTCTGGAGATAACACTGGTGTTGGTTCTGGTGCTTTAGGTGGCGCATCAAACTCTGCTGCTAATAATGTGGCTGTCGGAAAAGATGCAGGTAATTCAGTTTCAACAGGTACAGATAATACTTTTATAGGTACGCAAGCAGGTGATGGTACTGATGATGGTAATAACAACACAGCCGTTGGTTCTGAAGCACTAAGTGCTAACTGTGGTGATGCTAATACTGCTGTTGGACAATTTGCTTTATCTGTTTGTACAGGGGCAGATAATACTGCTTTAGGAACTGATGCAGCGGCAGCCCTCACTTCAGGTAGCAACAATTTCTTTATAGGCCATGATGCAGGACGAACAGGAAGTCCAGGTGGCAATCAAACTACAGGCAGCAACAGAGGTTTTATGGGAGATGAAAATATAACTTCTATAAATGCTCAAGTAGATATAACAGCAGCTTCTGATGAACGAGATAAAACAGATTTTACTGCATTAGACTTAGGTTTAGATTTTGTAAAAGCTATGAAACCCTACACTTTTAAGTGGGATAAGCGTTCTAAGTATGGTGACAAAAAAGCTGATGATTATGATCTTGATGCCATAACTACTGATGGAACGCACAAAGAAGATTGGTTAGATTTAGGTTTTAAAGCACAGGATGTTAAAGCATTAGAAGAAGCTTCTAATTATAAAATTGCAGATAAAACAAATTTAACTGTAAGTGTAACTGATGATGGTAAACAGTATGGTATGAGGTACGCTAAGTTAGTACCAATCCTAGTCAAAGCAATACAAGAACTATCAGCAAAGAACGATGCTTTAGAAGCACGAATAGCAACATTAGAAGGATAAA